AGTGATGCCACGATATGCCCACCGTCAATGATGGTCGTACCAAGTTTTGCTATGTCTATTGTCGCATCGGTTATGTCGCCGTTGACAATAGAGTCTTTCAGCGCCAAACTGCCGAGCGTCGGCGTCCCTGTAATCTGCGCATAGGAAAGATAAAGGTTCTCAATAAATGCCGTCACCGCCGCGAGTGCTTCGAAAAACGCTGCTATGCCGTAGTTTGCCGCTATGCCATAGCCATGCTTTTCGCACCAGCCAACATCTGCGATGCAAGCGGTTAGTTTTGAGAGAAGAACCGGATCGGTCGTATAGCCTGTTTCACCTGCTACTGCGCTGATCCTTGCAGGCGTCCCGGCATTGTCGTACCAGATCCCGCGCTCAATAGGCGTATCGTCGGTATCATAGACCGTCCACCAGTCGCCAGGGTGATATACTGTTGGATGAGCGGCTTCGTATCTTCCAATGTTTTTAGGGGAATAGGTGCTGACGATCGTCGGAGTCTGCGTCACTACTGCATCCACGATTTCCTGTGCTTGCCCTGCCGGAGTGACGATCGTCAAGGATCGCTCGTCACTCGACATGGCTCTCCCAATGACCAACGATCCTGCCTTGATTACCCTTGAATAGAAGGTGGGAGGAGTGTTATCATCGGCATCAAACACTTCCGAGGCGTAGGGAACCAAAGAAAGAGACGCCGAATAGTCGTCGTTGAACTGTACCCCTGTCACTAAAAGCTCGTTCGTTTCGGCGCCGGCTGGGCCTACCATGACAAGATCCCCAATAGAAGGAGCGTCAGCGATGGCGATTACCGTCGAAAAAGACAGGTAATTCGTCTCTCCTGCCGAGTTGCTGATGGCTCTATAGATCGATATGGAAGGAGTCCTAATTCGACACCCGTAGGTCGCCGCAACCACGACAGGAGCGTCGAGCCTCACCCCTGACACGTCGCTTGCCATATCATATATCAACCCCGTTATTCTGGCAGAGTAGAGTGCCTGCGAAAGGGTGGGGTGGTTGAAACGAACCTTATCGCCCAACGTTACTACAAGCTGCTCGATATCCATACTCACCGTATAGACGGTATTCCGATACTTCCGGCATTCCCACGCGTAACGCCCCATGAGCCACACTTGGTCAGAATCGGTGGCAAAGGGCACTGAAAGTTCCTCAAATTCGGTGGCTTCAATGTAATTTCTCCCGATCACATATTCTTCACTCGTCGTGTGAGGGGTGTCGAACGCATCCCTGAGAACACCGTCTCCAAGGGTGTCGTATACATACCCGTCGCCCAGCACGATTCGGTCGTCGTGTTCATAGTCCTGATCCTTATTCAGGAATGGCATTTTAAACCCGTGAGGAAGCGTTTCAAATGAACGGGAGTAGGCGAAGTCCCAAGAGTTTCTTGGCGTGATGTGCGCCACCGTCGTGCTTTTCGCAAAATCCGCCGCTACAGAATAAAGCATATCTTTCTTGTAGAATGAGGCTCGTCCAGAGAAGGCAATCTGCTGTAACAAGGAACGCATATCAGTGCCCGACGAAATAACCCCATTGCACTGTAGCCCAAGGGTGGTACAGTTATCCGCCCAAGCACGTAAGGTGGCAAAGTCCATGGAGGCAGCGGTCACTGGGCGGGGATTGATCGAATCCATGCAGGCATGAACAAAGGAAGCGGCGGGGTTATTGGGAAGAGCTCGTATGTATGCCTCATCGGTGCCGGCCCCGGTGCGGGTGAGCACGGGAGTGGCAAGTAGGTTGAACTGATCGATGGTGTTCTGAAGCTGGTAGGAAGCACGTATCTTCATCGCTACAAGAACAACCTTATCGGAGACTTTGGAAGAGACGGGAGATGTCGTGTGAAGGGTGCGTACCGAAGCCCAGGTGCAATCTTCAAAATAGGTGTAGGTGCTGTCATTGTTTGCTTCCGGCTGCTCTTTTACCACCCTGACTTCATATTCCCCAGCGTAGGCCACGTCGTCCAAATCGGCCGTTTCCGTCGTGAAACGCATGGTGATTGCCTTGTTTCGGGTGATGGTGGTACTTCCCTCGCCCGTCCATGCCGGAGCGGCTACCCACGACCCATCTGACCCACCTTTTTGTCGGTAGTAGGCTTTCACAGGAACAGAGTAATTTTCAGGGGAATTGACATTCCACTTCACGAGTCCACGCGGAAACTCTATCGTCCAGGAAATCTTTTTGACGCGCTTCGCCGTGGTGGTGATGTTTCCACGGGCGACGGTCGCGGAGACACTTCCTGTGCCCGCTTCAGAAACCATGCTAGTTGCTTCCCAGCAAGTAAGGGTGCTTCCCGATACATTGGTCACTACCATGGGGTAATTGTTTCCAGAATTAGTCATTCCAGAAAGCGTTATCACATCCCCGATCTGAACTCCAGCCGTTCCCCAGTTCCCCGCTGATCGGGTAATAGTTTTATTCGTAGCGTTGATCGTAATGGTCAGAGAATCCAACTCTCCACCGGAAATACTAGCATTAGACGTGGAGTTCCTGAACCCCGAAAGATCCCCGTCGACCGATGTCTCTTTAACCGTCCTTCCCGAAGTATCGTAGAGCGCCGGTATAGTGCCAGATTGCTGCACTTCGAGAGATACATTGGCTGAGGAGAAATTACCGTCTACGGTGATCGCTCCGTCCATAGTGCCAGCCACATTTGTGGCGAGAAGTTTCGTTCCCAGTTTCAGGTTGGAGAGGGCGAGTTTTCCATATCCCACAACATACAAAAGATGGAGGTATTCTTGTTCCCCATCGTTTCCACCAATGGTGGTGTAGGGTGCGGCGCCATAGAAGGGGGTGATGAGGTGGGTACCAAGGACGAAGGGGACTTTCCCATTGGGGTTGGCTGAATTACCACCACCTGACAACCCCGGACGGGACAAGGCTCTTTTTGTAGTGATTGCCTGTGCATTACCGTCGAATATGTCTACTAAAAGTGAATGGACGGGGGTTGACTGTCCATAGAAAACATTGCCTATGGTATGTACGGCGGAGTGCACTACCTCAACCAAAGCCCAAGTCCCAGCAATCACCGTCATAGCCGCAAGAGCAACCCCGATCCCTTTAGGCTCCATTCGAGCAATGAAAAACGCATCGTCGGGAATGCTTGCATCCAGATCAGAAATACGTTTTCCGTCTTGATAGAAGGAGTAGTATTCTATATTTTGTTTCGGCAACGTCGAGGAGAACACTTTCCGCAAGGTTGCTCCTGGCTCGACAATGAGAACCTCACGTTCTGCGGTCAGGGGATGCGTGAAAACGGTGATCCTAGATGACATGGTAGTACCCCTCTATTCTGGCGGCAATATTAGGATCGGACACTCTCGAAAGCCTCGAGTCAAGCCTTCCCAAAGGATCTGAATGAAGCACCATGGGGGTGCTATCAATAACACAGTACACTCCTACGTGCGCCGGAACCCCTGCAAGGGACATTACAACTATATCCCCCTCAAGGGGGATTTCGACCTTTTCCACAGGAAGTGTCTTCACCGCATCTTCGATGACCTGGGCATTTCCTTTGGCCGTCAGTTCGGAGTATTTCCCGTCGAGCGACGGAAGAAAAATGTCGAACTGTTCCATAAGCACCTTTTGAACCAAGCCCCAGCAGTCCAATCCTGCTTCTGATCGTCCCTTTGCCGTAAATGGAATCCCGATGTAGTTTCCAGCCCAGTGTGGTTCTTTGTTCATTAAAATACTCCAGGAAAGAGGGAAGGGGTAAATTCGATCGGCCCCATCTGGTTGTCCAGAACGTCGTCTAGCACCAAAGTCCCTGTCAACACGGTACCATTGCTCGAGAACTTTTTCAAGGTAAATATCCATGGAATAAGGGCTTCGGGGGCACTATTTCCGTCAACCATCGCCGCGACAAGGGTAATCGTCAAGGGATACGCGGTATCGATGGCCTTGATAGTTTCCGCTATCGTCGCGTCAATCTCGTCGAGGGTAAACGTCGCGTCACTCTCCTGTCCTTCCTGTTGTGAGGGGGGAACAAACTTGAAGGGGTAGGGCTGGAACACATGGCTGTCATACGTTATGGGCTCAAGATTGTTGACAATGTACCAAGGAGCGTCGAACTGCGCATGGTCGATTACGCAAAGTGTGGGAAATGCGGCGGAAGTCTCAGAAGCATAAAGGGCGGCGATCGCTGAAGCCGAAAAAGCACGGCTCATTACCAAACCTCCAGGGTAAACGTGATGTGTGTATACATGCCGAGGGATTCTTCTTTTATCGAGTCGGCCTTGATTGATACAAGGATGCGTTTAGCTACACGGGGGTCGGGCCACTTGAATGAGAGTGCACCATAAGCGATTCTTCGAAGGAAACTCTTCCACCGCGCCAGTTCTTCGAGATCGAGCGTATAGCCAATGGACAAAAGTTCCATTCCTTTCGTATACCCCAATCGTTTTTTCGCGGGGCCGGCATCCATTTTGGTTTCCTTTACAGGTGATTGGAACGTCACGCTCCAGTCATCCTGCATGGGGATTTGCGGAAGATCCGACGGCCAAATAAACTCGATCGCCATATCAGCTTCTCCTTCTGCCGGTCGTAGCCACCCCGTAGCGGCTTCTCATGGTTCCATCAAACGAACCGTTCGCCATTTCTTCTTTGGCAACATCCCTGATGACTGCCCTAATCATCTTCGTTCCATCAGCGGCGGTCGTCACGCTTCGGTCGATCGTGACGCTCTTCGAGGTCTGATCAACAATCTGGAAATTCACGTTGCTGGATGCCGCACGGCTCGCTACCGCGGTGATCGCTTTCGACCCCTCATTTCCGAAATTCGAATAAGGATCTCCTTCGGAAGCGTCATACGTAGTATCTCCACCAGACCTGACTCCGCTAAGGAACCCAGAGGTAACGCCCGATACCCCAGCCAAGACCAACCATCCGAGGGCTTCATAATATGCTGTTGGGGAACCGCTGGTAGCTGCCAAAAATGCCATTTGCAAGAACAATCTAGAAAGGTCAGCAGTTAGTGATTCAAGAGTATCCAGCATGGCTGTCTTCCAGTTCTCCGCGTTGATCGATCCCGTGGCGAGTGCTTCACCAAGGGCGGAGAATGAGGTGAAAAGGATGTCGGTCGCCGACGAAGTAGCCATGCTTTCCATACTGGCACTAAGATTGTCCAGTGCCTCAGCATATTTTTTAGCCCTATCTACAAAGGTGTCCGTTCCAGTAAGCGCCGCCTTCATTACTTCCAGAGGGGTACGAGAATCTCTTCCTGTTGCTCCGACTGTGCTTTCTCCGGAAATTCCAGCCTCTAAGAGCTTGGCGGTCCTCGCCGCCCATCCTCTCATTGAGAGGTCTTCGGAAGCGTTGAACAAGGAACCGGCACGGCTCGCAGCAAACTTTTCGTTTTGTGCCGTTGCATAGTCTTCCGGGGTCATTCCATACTTCGCCATAAAAGCGTCAAGGATTTGTTTCTCGGATTCTCCCCCTGTGCTTTCTCCGGAAATTCCAGCCGCTAAGAGCTTGGCGGTCATCGCCGCCCATCCCCTCATTGAGATGTCTTCGGAAGTGTTGAACAAGGAACCGGCACGGCTCGCAGCA